CTGGAGCAAGAACTTTCTCAGTTGCTTTTGCCAGACCTTTGAAAATGCCAGACTCTAATCCTTTTTCTTTCTTCGCTCTCTTTGTTCTCTCTGCAGTTTGACTATCTTTCTTAGACTGACCTACATCAAACTCATTCTTTTCTATAAGAGTGTCTCGAATAGACGTGACAATCTTCAGTATCTCTTCAAGTATACCACCACCCGCAGCTGCCGCAGGAGTGATCTTACTTACATCAATCCCAGAGGTTGATCTTTTTAATATCGCACCACCACGACTACCGCCAGGTAATTCTTTTCCAGTGCCTGATGAAGATGCTTTTTGCTTTTTATCTAATACGTTCTCTACAAATTCTTGAAATCCTATCTTATCGTTTCTCTTTTTGAACCCTTCTTTTCTCTCTTCAGGAGATAATTGCTCACCACCAATGGTTCCATCAGCAGTAAGTTCGTCAACATACTGCTGGTATCTTTCTTCACCTAAGAACTTAGAACCGAATTTACTTGATGGCATTCCTTTGCTTTTGTTTTAATTCTTCTTCTTCAAGATGATGTTGTAATAATGCAACGTAGATGTCTCGTTCCCAAGGCATCAAGTTTTCAATCTCAGTTAATGAATATTTATGGTACTGTATCAAAGCAAAGTTTAGTCTGTAATAGTTCTCCAGATCCATATGGATCAGGGCTATGCGAAAAAACCCGCTAATCCCTCAATTACTACCTCATTTTCTTTCTTGGTCTTTGGATTTTTAACCTTTAGTGAATGAGATAACTTAGGCATGGTCTCAAAGAATTTCTCAATCTCTTTGAACTGTGAGGAATTCATTTGCTCAAGAAATTCTACAATCTCTTTCTTAGAACAATCTTCTACTGCCCAAACTTCATCTTCAGTAAAAATTTTATCAATACAAGTTGCAATCAAATCAAATGATTGATCCATTGCATTCTTTTCATCAAAATCAAAGTTGTTCTTGATAAACTGATCAAGAGATGGATACTTCATCTCCATCATAATACTATCATCCACTTTAATTCTATTCGTATGATCCTCGTTCTTTTGAACCTGAATATCATCCAGATTAATTTTGATGGGAACTTGAGTTACTCCATCATCAGGACAGGTAACATTTACTTCAATCTCTTCACCAACAGACTTACCACGAATATTCAAAAACAAATATTCAATATCAAAGGTAGGAAGATTCTCTACCTTGATATCTTTTGTCTTGATACAATTCTTGATGACGTTTTTGATCGCAGTTGTGATTTGCTTGGTATCTTCACTCTCCAAAGCAATCACAAGAACTTTCTCTTCTTTTACAAGAAAAGGTCTGTATTCGATCGTTTGTCCTGTTGATGGTAGTTCAAGTTCATATACCGGTGTGGCAATCTTTGGTAAAGGCATGATGTCCTATAGAATTTTTCAGTATTATTATTTATTAAGCAAATCCAGATTGTATGGACCTGAGTTGATCGTTTACACCAAGTGGAAGATTATTCCCAAATAAATTAGTGAATGATTGTACGTTAAATTGTGCTTGATTTTCTGGACTGAATCGATTGGCGGGATTAGATCCTCCTTGTGATCCAGTTTTACTTGGAGTCTTCAGTACAATGTACCTGATATAACTCATTGATACACTGACTTTCAAAAGAGATGACGCATCAAACGAAACTGGCATTGATGAGATACTCAAAGGGAATGACCTTATAAATTCATAAGTCAATTGCTGTTGATAATCTCTCTCAAACTTTATCACTTTCAATCCTTGATCAGCAATATAATCATTGGGATACTTTACCCTATAATTATATTCTTTTGATGCAAGGCTTAGTGGTGCATCAGCAGTAGGTCCTCCTCCACCAGAGAACGGATTTTCATCCTGATTCTCATTCATAATATAACTAATCCATCCTTCAAAGAAACGAATTGCTGTGTAGTTTTTAGCATCCACATAGAATGTCAGATCAATTCTATCATCAAACTGTCTTCTATATGCGTGCTTTTCTGTTACACCAGTGCGATCATTATTATTTTCAAGAGTTGCTAACTGAGATCCTGGAAGACTTGTCTCACAACACGATAAATTTACGCTCTCTTGATCGACACCAAGAAAACTTCTAAGTGCTTGAGGAAACGAAAGTTGTACCTCAAAGTGAGAAGTAAGGGCAGGTCTTAATAAATTAGATTTAATGTCTGATACAGACCTTGGAGTAGGCATCTATAAATAATTTTTAACCTTATATATTATGTATGGCAGAAAGTATCAAGAGTAAATACAAACCATCATATCCAAGTAAATATAAGGGCGATCCTACTAACATTATATGTCGAAGTAGTTGGGAACGCAAGTTTTGTAGGTGGTGTGACTTGAATGAAAATATTTTACAGTGGGGTAGTGAGGAATTTCACATTCCATACATCTCACCACTTGATCGTAGGGTTCACAAATACTTTCCAGACTTTATTATTAAAGTGAAGGAGAGCAATGGTCAAGTCAAGACTTATGTTATTGAGGTGAAACCCAAGAAGCAAACAAAACCACCAGCAAAGAGAAAGAAAGTTACTCAGTCATACATCTATGAATGTAAAACCTGGGAAGTAAATAAAGCAAAGTGGAGAGCTGCTCAAGAGTTTTGTGAAGATAGAAGAATTGAATTCAAGATCATCACAGAAAACGAGTTAGGTATTAAATGAACCGTATCGAACCCATAAAACAAGACATTCAATCTGAATCTGATGTGAATGACAGAATGGAATTGATAATGTATGCATTGAATGATACTGTAACACCCATACCTGAAGAGGGAAATATCTGCACCTTTAAATATTATGCAAAGACTCCTAATCTTGAATACGACCAAAATCCATTGGTTGCAGTAACTGATATATTTGCTTGGGGGTTTCGTGGAATCAACTTTCATCACCAAGAGTATAGACAATATACCTGGGAAGAGTTAGGAACTCAAGTATACATTGTTCAACAAGATGAACTTGATGACTTACTCTCATTACAATACGGAAAATTTGTGCTAAATAAGTAAAATAAGTAGTCGATAAATGGGATTATTCGGTGCAGGAGATCCTCCATGTCCAGCAGGTAGTATTTGTAGCGGTCAGGCAAGAACGTTTGTGGGTAGAAAAACTTCTCCTGGAGCTATGGGATCTACCAATGTCACAGATCCCGGAACTGGAGTATATCATTCAAGTGCTACCAAATTAAACTCAGACGGAACATCAAGCACTGATGTTTATATTATTAAAGATAATAAATGGCAAAAAGCAGCAACCACAACTGATGGAGGAGAAACGTATACCTTTAATGACGATGTAGCAGGGGCGGGGTTAAAAAATGAACTAAACGATCCAAAAGGAGGAATACATAAAAATATTGATGCAGGTGTAAATAAAGCAGCAGATAAAGCAGGTGTTCCCCCAAAAACAAAAGCGACGTTATTAGACTCGAATAAAAATAAAGCAGAAAATAATGAAGGTGAAAATAAAGAATCTCAACCTGCGGGTGGAAGTGCTACCGTTACAGACAGAGCAGATACAAGAAAAAGTTTTCCAAACTGTGTGTATCCATTAGATCTTGGAAAGACTAAGCAAGATGTAATTAAATTTACAATGCTTGAGTATGTTCCGAAAGATTTTAGTAGACAAAATTTTGGATTTAGTGATAGAGCAGAAGATAGAAAAGGTATAGGAACTGTTATTCTTCCGGTTCCTGGTGGTATTCAAGACACTAACTCTGTTCAGTGGTCGGGACAAAACATGAACGCTCTGGACGCAGCATTAGCAGATCTTGCATTAAGCGGAATTACTGGTGGTGCTGATGGATTCTTTGGAAATCTACAACAACAAGCAGATAGAATTAGAGGTAATACTGGTGAACTTTCCACTGGCCTTGCGGCCGCATTTGCTGGTTCTGCATCAGGAACTGGTGGTCAGTTATTAACAAGAACAACTGGTGCAGTTATCAATCCAAACCTTGAACTTCTTTTCTCTGGTCCTGCACTAAGAACATTCTCTTTTCAATTCAAGATGAATGCAAGAGAACCATCAGAAAGTGCAGAGATTGTAAAGATCATTCGATTCTTCAAGCAAGGATCTGCAGCACAAAAAAGTAAGTCTCACCTCTTCTTAAAGTCTCCTCATACTTTCCAGATTCAATATCTTCATAGAGGTCCAGGTGGTGAAAATAATCCTTTCATGAATAAAATAAAAGAGTGTGCTCTGCAATCTGTTGCAGTAAACTATACTCCTGAAGGAAATTATGCCACCTTTGATGATGGTGCAATGACATCATACGAACTTACATTACAGTTTGGTGAACTCGAACCCGTATTCAATAATGATTATGATCAGGATAATGATGCTACCATAGGTTTCTAAAATGTCAAATTACTTCAGACAAGTTCCAGATTTTGAATACGTTAGCAGACTTCCTGATGCGAAGATCTCTGATTATATTCAAGTAAAAAATTTATTTAAAAAAGGAAAACTCAGAGAGGATATCTTCCAAAGTGTTGCTATCTTTGAAAAGTATCAGATCAGAGGTGATGACAGACCAGATAATGTAGCATTTGATTTCTATCAAGACTCTAATTTAGATTGGTTGGTTCTTGCCTGCAATAATGTCATTAATATTCAGAGTGAGTGGCCACTGAGACAGACAGACTTTGATAGATATATGCTTGATAAGTATGGCGACTATGATACTCTCTTCAATGGTGCCCATCACTATGAAACCACAGAAATAAAAGATGGTAATGGTGTTGTTGTGATGCCTGCTGGTCTTAGAACCGACTCTACATTTGCTTTTTCATATACAGATAGTAGAAGTGATACCCTATTCAATCTATCTAATATTGCAAAGGCAGTCACAAACTATGAGTATGAATCACAACTTGAAGACGATAAGAGAAATATTTTCCTATTGAAGTCCAGATACCTCAATATTATTCGGGATGATCTGGAGGAAATGATGACATACAGAAAAGGATCCAGTCAATATAAGACTGAATCCTTGAAAACTGCTGATAATATTAGGTTGTTTATTTAATTATTCTTCTGCCAGTTTCTGGAAGTAAGACAGAGCATCATCCTCATCAGACGTATCACCCAGAGCAGTTGCTTCAGGGTTAGGTGCTGCTACAGGAGAAGGAAGAGTAGGTGCGGCAGGTTCAGGTGCCTTTGACTTGAAGTCAGGAGTGAAAGATCCACGACCCTCAGACTCACTTTCCAGTTCCTCATCGTAGCGACGTGGTGTAGACTTCTGACCCAAGACCATCTTCAGACGATTTTCCAGTTGCTCATAAGACTTGAACTGATCTGTAGCAGTCAGGGCAGTAAGCGAGTACTCTTTTTTCCACAGGGCTTCAAGAGCATCGTCGTCATCCATGAGTGGTGTAATGCGATCAAATTCAGACGAGTCATAATTCCAGTAACCTTGGACTTTCTTAATCTTCAGTTTGAAATTAGCACCCTGCCAGAAATCAAACGGATTGATAGCACTCTCATCCTCAAACTCAGGTTGCATTGCTTCCATAATCTTGTCAAAGATCTTCTTACCATACTTGAATAGGAAAACTTTACCTTCATTATGAGGGTTTGTTTTATCCTGCACAACATAGATGTTGCTGTAGTAGGAGAGTTTGCGTTTCTGCTTACGAACAGTGTCCTTATCAGTATCACTACCACTGTTCCAGAGTTCACGATTATACTCACCAAGGGGATCCTTTTGACCGATAGTGGTCAGTGAGTTTTCAATGTACCAACCACCAGGGCCTTGGAAGGCATGGGAGTACATCTTCGCCCAAGGAAGTTCTTCCTCGTTAGGGGCAGGCAGGAAACGGATAACGGCATAACCATTGCCGGTCTTATCCATTTCAGGTTTCCAGAGACGGTCATCTCCACCGCCACCAGTATTGTTCATCTTCTCAACTTCCTTGACCAGTTTAGAGGTCAGAGATCCAAGAGAAGATTGCTTTTTAAGATTTGCGAAAGACATAGGATTC